CCGGGTCACATCTATAGGGGAAATCCTGGCATGTTAGTATGCAATGCTCAGGAAAATTTCGAACTCACAACCGGGGGCGCGTACAAGCCCCGAGGAACCACCTCTGTTGCGGTGACGGCGGCGCTTAGAAATCAGCGCGAGCCATGTGCGACACCCAAACGTTCTTTATGGTATCACCGAGGCGAACCTCGGCCAGGGCCGCACAGGCCTCAAGAATTTCGTCTTTGTCCATTTGATAATGATGACCGTAATATGTTAAGACGTCTTCTTCGCTCGTTGCCGAGCTTCCATCCAGATACTTCTCGTACTCGCTCCGTTGGATGGTGCTCTCCTCACGGCCGCATTCGCGCCTGAGGGATCTGGCCAGCGTGGCCAGGAGTGGGTCCACCGCTCCAAACATTTCGCATGTTGAGGCAATGGAGCGGACCCAGTTGGGACGTTCGCGGCGAGGGCGGTCTCGCATGTCCCAGCCCAGCTTGGAGAGTAGCTTGCCTGTCTTTGGCATGAGGACGTAAGAACCGCCGCTGGGGAAGAACCGCCCAGAACAGAACTCAACGTCTAGCGGGTCGATACGAACAACCGCCTCAATCTCCAATCCGAACTCCGCATATGCCCTGGTGATGCCGGCGATCCCTCCGAGGCGCTCAATCTCAGAGCGGAGGGTGATGGTGACACTGTCGTCGCCCAAGCATATGGTGAACCAGGGCCGCTTGGGTCCGTGAATTGCTGTCTTCACGAACGCATTCAATATGCTATCGCCAACCGAGGTGTCGCTCTTGCCTGACTCCATCTCGGGTCGCCCGGTCGTCGTGCCATACTTCGCACCGAGCTTCGTCGTCCCCTTCAGGCCTTGCCTTTTTAGCCACCGGGCGACGTGTGCGGGCAGTTTTTCGCGGTAGATTCTTTGCAGGAAGGAGAAGGCCGCCCTCCCTACATGCATATCAAACCGGCGCTCGTCGTCCTCTAAAATGACGACCTGGTCCCCTGGGGCGCACAGGGACTCCATCACGTCGAGGAGCTGCCCGAACAGCCTCCCCACGGACTCTCCGCTTTCGCCGGAGGCATAGATGATCTGCCGCCCATGACTCAAGGCGCTTTCGAAGATGTGTCCATGCTGGACGGGCGAGTGCCCCTTCTTGAAAGACTTGACCAACCGTCTCAGCCATGGGGCCGTTCTCAGGACCTCCCTGGGGTCCCTCGCCTGTATCACCCTGGGGTCTTTCTCAATCGAGTCGAGGCAACTGTGGCGCATGGACATCTCCTGCTTGATGAACGCTGAGGCTCCTCGGCGGTTGGGCACGGTATCGCAATTCTTGATCAGCTCCCGGTAGGGCTCGCGCTTCCTGGGCTCCATAGTCATGATCCATGCCTCAGTCTCCATCTTGGACTGCACTTTCGGGATCTTCTGCGCGAAGTCAGTGTAGTGTAGCTTTATCGCCCGATTGAACCTCGACTGGATTTCCTCCTCCGAGAAGCGGTCACGAAAGATGTCCTGCCCAATGCGGCTCAGCACGCCAACGCGCTCATTGTGCGTACAAGGTCTGTGCACCACAGGGTAAGTCCCCTCCACACTGAAGTGCATCCTGGCTCCAAAAGTTGGCTGGCAATGCAGCTGCCCATCCTTGTAGTCAAAATCCGGGGCAACGCGTGTCGCCTTCACAAGGTGGTCACCTAGGCAGGTTGACTCAATCGTAGGTAGCTCGTACCGCATATCCGCGTGCATTGCAGAATTGAGGGCGTAGGTGGGCCGTCCAGAAATGAGCGCCGCAAAATTCCAGATAATGTGTAGCTTCCAACCCATCTTGAGCTCGCCCAGGAGCGTGTGGGCAACCATGCGCAAGCAGATGTGCCATGGGCTTGGGGCGCCTTCCATAACTGCTAGGCCCAAGTTCCAAAGCAAGGAGAATGGTCCACGGGGAACTCCTAGGATATGGGGCATGTGGCGCTTGACGAACTCCTCGCCCATGGGGAGAACTG